AGTGCATACATTCAGCTTTAATGTGCAGAATGTATCGTGAGATTGTCCGCTAACGTGAACAGACTTAATGTTATGAATTGAAAGTGAAGCCATTTATCGTGTCCTTTATCGTGTATGCAATAGCGCATGGACAGAACAATAGCACAGGTTAAAATGCAAGCGTTACATATTTATTTAAATGATAAGATATAGTTTGATTTAGTTTACTTATTGATAGGGCATAACTCATTGTTTGATATACCAAAAAAGAAACCTAGAATTGAGTTGAAAGAAAAGAAGCCCGACGGGCGTTATTATTCTGTAGTGCCATTAAGAGCTATACATGATAAGAGGCTAACGAGAGGGGACTTAATCAATCTAATGACTTTGTGTAGCTATTGCTCAAACAATGGCTTTACATTCGTTGCCTATTCAACAATGGCTGAATTGAGGGGCTTATCTCAACCAAACATATCACGCGGCATGATGAAACTTCAAAAGCTCGGATACTTTGAGATTGTAAGAAAAGGCTATACAGGTTTGAGAGGGGCTTTAAAGCGTGTCATATATGATGAAAAGATTAATCACGTCGACCAGTTAGCAATAAGCAATGTACCTTTAGATATTCCAACACATGAAAGTATCACAATGACTAATACCAAATCACGCAAGGCACGCACTATCAATCAAGCTGTAAGTGATTCACGCATAACATTTGATGAGGCGCTACTAGTTGTATCTCACTCTCTGAAAAGTGATTCAGACTTATTACGCCTTGAACAGTTAGTCTCTAGGGGCGTATCACGTGCGGAATTGCTCGAGGCATTCGAGGGGGTGCCTGTTAATCAGTAAAACATTCGAGTGGGGTTCGGTTGCGCCCTTCGCTAATGCGCGTGGGAGAAAGCCACCCTATGCCCCCCTGCCCCGTCGCTTAGCGGTAGGGGTGTTCCCCTCAATTTTTCGCTGCTTTTTTAGGATTGCTTGCTACTGCTCTGCAACAGCGTCGTTCTGTGTGTGCTTGCGTTTGGAAAGTACAATAGAACCTAACCCGAATAAATAAAGTATTCAGTAAAAACACCCAATGGGTGCGCTTCTCTCGTTTATCTAATCTATTCTCTTATGAGAACCCACAGCTCACGGCCCCGATATTTATAGTCACCATGTCTACTGGCTGACGTTTAAGGAGTACCCTGCGGTTCGATACGTTTATCTGCATCTGTCGAAGCTACATTTGCAAGGGCTGGGTAATGGCCCCGTTATAAATACTCTACTCCTAAAATATATATTGTGCAAGTATTTTATTATGATATACTAAGATATATGTTAGATATAGAAAGATTGACATTATGAAAGTATTTGCTGGTATGTTGCTTATTGCAGGGATAGGCATAGGTGTATGGCTCTTGATAGAGTATGTTGTAGACAAGATGTTTGATAAAGATGATTTAGGAGATTCAGATTATGGCTGCTAGTGATTATAGTAACTTCCTTGTGCGCCTGACACCAAAGACTAGGGCTTTGTTGGATGCTGCATCTAAGGATAAAGAGATGCCTAGAGCGCATATTATTAATAACGCATTAAAGTCTTACTTAAAAGAGTACAATAATGCTGACATTAATTCACGTTTAAACGCATTAAAAGCATGATTCTTACCTTACCATATCCACCAAGCGTTAATACATACTGGAGAGCCAATGGCAAACGACGTTTTCTATCGAAATCTGGTGTGGAATTTAAACATGCTGTTCAGGAATATGTTATTAATAATGCAATTCCTAAACTTGGCGATGCTCGCATTCGTATGGACATTGTTATTCGCCCTCGCAGTCGTAGGATTTTTGATATTGACAATCTGCTCAAAGCTATCCTCGATGCTCTCATGAACGCTGGGGTGTATGATGATGACAGTCAAGTAGATGATTTGCGTATTATTCGTGGTGATGCCTGTCCTAATGGCGCATGTGTAGTAAATATAGAGGTAATCAATGGCTGATAAAGAAGATACAAGAAAGATTAAGCGTATTCCATCACTAAAAAACTATGGTGGTGTCCGTACAATTCAGAAAACACTAGAACGTTCTGCAACATTAGAAGCTAATCGTGAAGCCGTCGCTTATGCGTTGCTGACAATGGCTAACACTAATCTTACTGACATTATGAGTTGGGATGAACATGGTAACATTAAGGTCAAGGCCTCGCATGAGATACCAGAGCATGCATTACAGGCAATCAAAAGCATCAAATCGAATACGCGTTACGATAAGGAAGGCAATGCGACGACGACATTGGATATTGAGTTATTCGATAAAATCGGTGTACTTCGGTTATTGGCGAAAGCGTCTGGGCTACTAGACCAACAACAAGAATCAGACAAGCCATCAGTCATTGGCGTAAACATTGTAGCTCCAGACCCTATTGATGCAGAGGTTGTAGATGGCGAAAACTAAAGAGCAGTCTGGAAAACAGGTGTCCTTTGATGGACTAAACCTGAATTTCTCTAAGTCCCCAGAGGTATATAAGTTCCTGCAAGACGATTCATTCGTGCAAGGACTTATGGGGCCTGTAGGTAGTGGTAAGTCCTATGCTTGCTGTGCCAAGATATTTATTAAAGCACTCCAGCAGAAGCCTTCGCCTATTGATAATATACGTTATTCACGCTTTGCAGTAGTGCGTAACAGCTATCCAATGCTAAAGACTACAACAATCAAGACATGGCTTGACTTATTCCCTGAATCTACGTTTGGGCCTATGCTATGGACACCACCAATTACACACCATATACGCCTTCCTGCAAAGGGAGATGCTGCTGGTGTGGACTGTGAAGTCATATTCTTAGCGCTTGACCAACCTAAAGACGTTCGTAAGTTACTATCACTTGAATTAACAGGAGCATGGGTCAATGAAGCAAGGGAACTTCCTAAGGCAGTTATTGATGGTCTTACTCACCGTGTCGGTCGTTACCCTACTAAGCGCGATGGTGGTGCCACTTGGCATGGTGTATTTATGGATACGAACCCTATGGATGATGACCATTGGTGGCATCGTGTGGCTGAGAAAGAAAAAGTAACAGGGGCGTATGCGTGGAAGTTCTTTAACCAACCAGGCGGTGTTATTGAGGTAGACCCAGCTAACTTGCCTGATAATCCAGAGGCTAATGACCACATATTTGCGTCAGGTCGTTGGTGGAAGATTAACCCAAAAGCTGAAAACTTAAACAACTTGCCTGCTGGATATTATCCACAGATGCTTGGTGGTAAGAACCTAGACTGGATTCGTTGTTATGCAGAGGGTAAGTACACCTATGTGCAAGAAGGTCGTCCTGTATGGCCTGAGTATGACGACAATCTGATGTGTGGTGACGTAGAATACGACGATTCACAGCCAATACAGATTGGTTTGGACTTTGGTTTAACGCCAGCAGCAGTGGTAGGCCAACGTTTATCTAATGGCAGATGGGTAGTGTTACATGAAATCGTTACTGAGGACATGGGTTTGGAGCGTTTTGGTCAACAATTACTAGCAGAAATCAATGCTCGTTACCCAAGAGCGCAGATTATGATGTGGGGCGACCCTGCTGGTATGCAAAGGGATGCAATCTATGAAGTCACTGCGTTTGATTATCTCAGAACTCTTGGCCTACGCGCCCAACCAACTTATTCGAACGACTTTAAAGTCCGTCGTGAAGGGGCTGCTGCTCCTATGCAACGTCTTATTGATGGTAAACCTGGACTGATTGTAGACAGAAGTTGCAAAATGCTACGCAAATCACTGGCTGGTGGGTACCATTTCAAGCGTGTATCAGTAGGGGCAGGGCAAGAACGCTTCCGTGATGCACCAAATAAGAACGAACACTCACACGTTGGCGACGCATTTGGCTACTTAATGCTAGGTGGTGGTGAACATAAGCGTATGACACGTAATCCATTGGCTAGTTCTAAGACTTTTATTGCACAAACAGTAATTAATACGGACTTCGATGTATTTGGACATTAAAACAATCAACAATGTAATGCCTAAAATCAAAGGTGTTACATTTACTAACTTCACAGTAAGCGATGCCATGAACATTGTAAGCGGAGAATTTGAAGGTTACTCTGCTCAACGATTAATTGGTGTTAAACAACTACTAGAATCACAGGCTGAGTATGGCTTTGCGTTTACAGCATGGCTATATGATGAGCCTGTAGCTTCTTTTGGCTGTGCGCCACTGTGGGAAGGCGTTGGAGAGATGTGGTCTGTCATTGGAGAAACTGCTAGACAATACCCAATTGCTACAACTAAGATAGGAATTGCATTTGCAGATATATGTGAGATAGCGATGGGCTTGCATAGATTGCAAATAACTGTTAAAACGTCAGATAATCGTGCTATTTCTTGGGCTAAAGCTATCGGGTTTATATCTGAGGCTACACTTAAGTCTTATAGTATGGATAAACAAGATTATGACTTAATGGTTAGGAGACCTTAAATGAAACTTTTGGGCGGTGGTCAACAAGAAAAACAATTGAAATTTGCTAAGCAACAAGCAGAACAGCAAATGGCATTGCAAAAACAACAACTTGGCTTGCAAACAGAGCAAAGTAACTTAGCTAAAGAGCAATTTGCATTGCAAACGGCAGAGCAAGAACGTATGCGCTTGCAAACAGAAGAAGAACAACGTCTATTACAAGAGCAATTGGCTTCTAAAAGACAATCACGTACGCGTGGTGGTCAACGTTTGTTGCTATCTGAGGCACGATTAAATCCTGAAATGGGCTTGGATGAAGAATCTCTTGGCGCTTAATAAGGAGTAACTTATGGCTTTATCTTCACAAGCACTTGCAAATGTAACTAGAGATGCTGATAAATTAGCGGCACAAGAAAACGCTAAACTAGATGTTATTGCCCAGCAAAAAAGAGCTGAGGCAGCAACAATTAGGGGTTACAAAAGGACTTTTGGTAGGGCTGGTTACAAAGGGCCATGGTTTCCATCAGAATCTGCAATTGACTATCAAGCAGATTATACTTTAGCTATTGCTCAAGACTTAGAAAATAGATTTTCTATGCAACAAATTGCAGCCGAGCAAGAAAAAGTTAAGCAAGAAACTATAAAAGTTGCTGAGAAAATTGCAGAAGAAACAAAAAAAGTAGAAACAATTAAGCAGGAAGTATCTACTAGAACTAGAGAAGGTGCAGAGCGAACATCATCACGCATGAGGGCTAGACGTGCTGGTGGTGGTTTATTATCTGCTGCATCATCTCCAGACTTATCTGTTCCAACTATGGGGCCTAGTCTTGGTAGTGGTTCTCCTTCACTTGGTGGTTCTATGGCTTCATTCGGTTCAACATCAGTATTAGGCACAAGGGTAAAAATATAATGGATAAGATGAAAAAGAAAGTTGCTAAAGTTATGCGTGAGTATAAAGCTGGCAAGTTACATTCTGGAAAAGGCGGCCCTGTAGTTAAAGATAAAGACCAAGCTATTGCTATTGCCATGTCTGAGGCAGGAATGAGTAAGAAAAAATGAAGCCTGGATTATATGCAAACATTCATGCAAAACGTAAGCGCATTGAAGAAGGCTCTAAAGAAAAGATGCGTGAGCCTGGTTCAGAAGGCGCTCCTACAGATGCAGCATTTAAAAAAGCAGCTAAGACTGCAATGAAAAAGAAATCTAAAGGTAAATAATGGCTATTCAAGTAGAACGCGAATCCATAACCACCAAGTCTAGGTTTGTATCGCCTACCTACACAGACCAAAATGGACTGCAACAAGTAGTTGGTTCTGATAGAGCAATGCCTGTTTTAGACGTAAACCATTTGCGTCTACATGAAGGCCGTGCATATTATGTTTATAAAACTCATTCTGACACTAGCAGATTGGCAGTAGGTTCTAGTATTAAAATTGCATTAGCTTTCCCAGCAGGAGTAGAGGCTCATGTAGCAGTTGATTATCAATGCGGTGGAGAGACTGAGGTTTATATTTACGAATCTCCAACAACAAGTGGTGGCACAGCCATGACTTTGCATAGACGAAATAGAGCAATTAACACTACAAGTCAAGGTGTTGCAGTGCTAAATCCTACGGTTAGTGCATTAGGAACAGAGTTTTATTCAGAATTAATTACAAGCGCAGAAGGCCAAGGAAATAGAAGTGGCGCTGGTGGCGTAGGTTTAAGTTTTGAATTTGTATTGAAGCCATTAACAACTTATTTATTTACATTAACTAATGTAAACAGCGCATCACAAATGGCTGAAATGCGTATAGATTGGTATGAATAATGAAAAAAGAACACAAGAATCCAGAGGGCGGTTTAACAGAAGCTGGTCGTAAATACTTTAAACGAACAGAAGGCTCAAACTTAAAAGCACCAGTTAAGGCTGGCACTAACCCAAGACGAGTGTCATTTGCTGCTCGATTTGGTGGAATGGCTGGCCCATTAACA